AATATTAGACGGATGGCCGCTTTACCAATTTGAATTTTGAATTTCTTTCAGAAATTACATTAATGCCATTTGGTGTCCATGTATAAATAAGACCCCAGACACCAATTGCATAGCCAAGTTTGAGAGACACCGATTGACCAGTCAATGGCACCTCCTAATAAATTCCGAATAAATGCCAAAAATTATTTCCTCACATACCCACACTGTTCATTAACAAAAGAAGAGGCACTTTCACAATTACAAGCCCTAGAAACCCCAACCAACAAACTATTCATCAGGATCTGTAGAGAACTACACGAAGATGGGAATCCTCACCTTCATGTCCTCATCCAATTCGAAGGCAAATTCCAATGCAAAAACAATCGATTCTTCGACCTCACTTCCCCAACCAGGTCAGCACATTTCCATCCGAACATTCAGGGAGCTAAAAGCTCAACAGACGTCAAAGCCTACATGGAGAAAGACGGAGACATCCTTGATCATGGAGTTTTCCAGGTCGATGGAAGATCAGCTAGAGGAGGTTGCCAATCTGCCAACGACGCATATGCCGAGGCAATCAACTCAGGGTCCAAAGCTGCGGCCCTCAATATACTGAGGGAGAAAGCTCCCAAAGATTTTGTATTACAGTTTCATAATTTAAATAGTAATTTAGATAGGATTTTTACACCTCCAATGGAGGTTTATGTTTCGCCTTTTTTATGTTCAACATTTAATAATGTACCGGAAATAATGGAAGAATGGGCATCGGAAAATATAGCCGACGCCGGCCTGCGGCCACTAAGACCAATAAGTTTAGTGGTTGAAGGGGAAAGCAGAACAGGGAAGACGATGTGGGCCAGATCATTAGGCCCACACAATTACTTGTGTGGACACCTAGACCTAAGCCCAAAGGTGTACAGCAATGAAGCCTGGTTCAATGTCATTGACGACGTTGACCCCCACTACCTAAAACACTACAAAGAATTCATGGGGGCCCAAAGGGACTGGCAGAGCAACACGAAATACGGTAAGCCCATTCAAATTAAAGGTGGGATACCAACAATCTTCCTGTGTAATCCAGGCCCAACCTCTTCCTATAAAGAATACCTAGACGAAGAAAAAAATAAAGCATTAAAAGACTGGTCGTCTAAGAATGCAACCTTCGTCACCCTCAACGAGCCGTTGTACACCAGTACCGATCAAAGTCCTACATAGGGCTGCAAAAAGGAAACCAATAAGAAGGAAGAGGATAGACCTACCCTGTGGATGCACATACTACAGGTCAATCAACTGTCACAACCATGGATTCACACACAGGGGAACCCATCACTGCAGCTCAAGCGACGAATGGCGTATATATCTGGGAGGTACCAAATCCCCTATATTTCAAGATCCTAAACCACCACAAAAGACCATTCCTGATGGGCAGAGACATCATCGAAATGAGGATCCAGTTCAACTACAACCTGAGGAAAGCGTTGGGACTTCGAATGTGTTTCTTGACATTCAGGATCTGGACTCGTTTACAACCAGCGACATCGCATTTCTTAAGAGTATTTAAGACTCAAGTATTGAAATACTTGGATAGTTTAGGTGTAATTTCAATTAATCTTGTAATTAAAGCAGTAGATCATGTACTTCACAATGTATTGAATCACACAACTTATGTACAACAGTTTGAAATAATAAAATTCAATGTTTATTAATTAGTTATCGAATCATAAAAATAGATCCGAATTTTAAGAGTAGCATACACAGGATTTGCATTATGAGTACATGCCATATACAATAACAAAGCATTCTCCGTATGATTCTCATATTTGGCAGCCTCCTGATGGTTGTAGACGACACGATTGTACACCCTCATAAACTTGTTCACCATAGCCTGTTCTTTGCTTGCATACTGACCGCCAGTAACTGTGGTCCAAAACCTCCTAATAACCTGGTAACGATCCCTAAGATCGTTCTTAATAGTAGCAGTACTAGGCTCATTATCATACATGTTAAACACCTGACCAAAATCCATTGGAGAACCAAATGGACGTCTATCCCTAACTAGATAAAACATTACAGTATTAGTATGGTTTTTAACCTTAATGTTCTCGTCCATCCATACCTTACCTAAAACATACAATGACTTAATACAAAAACGTTTACCTACCCTATGGGTTATACCATTTCCCCTGGTAACATCCGAAACACAAATAACCTTCCCAGTGTGGGATATGTCATGCCTCTGCTCAAATGACTGGACTTTACATGGGCCTTCACAACCAGCAGGAACGTCCTTACTTCTCTTTATTTTGTAAATCTTGGGCTTTCGGTACATGGGCCTGTTGGTCCACATATCCCTTTTGGTGACGCGGACAGTGGGGACAGCAACACGGCGACTGTATGGGCTGTCGAAGTTCAGACGGCGACGAACTTTGGAGACGGGAGTGGAAATGACTATATCTCCTGCTCGCTTCGACATAATCACGAGCCCTAACTACGGATATTAAATCACGTAAAAGATCGTATCCCAAAGTATCAGGAGAATACGTATCCTCTACAGCTTGTAAATACTTTATTGCAAGCATACAACGAAAGCCATGTACGCTCTCTGGGAATTCGTTCAAAAGTGGATCCCACATTTTTACTGTAAAAACGTAGGGACCAATCTTTATAGGGGACCATTTTTTATCTAACGTTTGAGGGAGGAATATGATTGGAGGATAGCGCACGTGGTGGGGCCCAAAAAAAAAATCGCGGCCATCCGGT